TTACATATGCTGAATAATGGCGTCGCCAAATTCACTGCATTTCAACAGTTTAGCGCCGTCCATCAGACGTTCGAAATCGTAAGTCACTGTCTTAGCCTGAATCGCGCCTTCGGTGCCTTTGATAATTAAATCAGCCGCTTCGAACCAGCCCATATGACGCAACAGTAGATAGACCAAAAGCCAGCAACCAAATGATTCCAAAGTGGTTTCTGGCTTTTTTATTTCATTTTTCTTAGCAAAACCAGCTATCGTAACTATATGATTATTAAGTAAAGAAAAATAGTTTTGCAGAAAGACTTTCCAATTGAGATAAAATTAAATGCTGTATATAAAAACAGTTAAATGAAAGGTGTTCTTATGGCAATCAATCATAAAGATGAATTTACTGGAATGCGGGAATTGACTTCTTTTGATACGGCTCACAGTGCCTTTGGTGAGTTCATCATAATGCGCTCATCCTTCACTGATACCCTAACTGGGTTCAGGCAGATTGAACCTGAGAGCTACCCTGACCAGCAGGTCATGATCCGCTTAGATGCCGCCAAGAAGCTTATCCGTGAACTACAGAGGCGCATGGATTACATCGAATCGGGTATTGAGGACATTAACACCAAAACCCGCTATCACAGTTGAAGGAGGATTTATGCTGCGTATCGAAGTGACTGTTGATAAAGCCAAGAAATTACCTGCTGGCGCTCTGTCTGCTCTAGCTATCGAGTTTAATGATCGCGTAAAGCGTCGCTATCCAGATGCGGAAGCCACAATAAGACTGGCGAGTATGGACGGTTTGAGCGTACTGAGTGGACTGCCTCACGACAAAGAAGTGATTCAGGAGATTTTGCAGGAAACGTGGGAAAGTGCTGATGATTGGTTTCAGGCTTAACCCCTCATACAACGCCGGTTAACTACCGGCTACTCCCTCCCTGATATATCCCCAGTATTTGTGTTACAACTTATTCGATCTATGATGCTTAAGAAACATTAAAGCGCAGTGGTCGGAAGAGATATTCAGCTAACCCACTGCTAGTGCATGAACTTACAAGAAGAAACGAACATGAGAAAGAGCAAGTTGATTTGTTTCACGCTGACTTGTCTGTCAATGATTGGAGCAGCAGCAATATTTGCTTTTTTGTTCGCGACTGTTTTATCTGAAGCCTAACCCACTGCTAGCCCATAGAGGGGTGGGTAAAAGTAAGTAAATAATTAATTTAATACAAATAGTTATATACAGCGATAAATAAATTTGATCGTCGTATATAAAATGTTTAACATATTGCACCTGTTTTCCAGTTGCTATACTGTGTCTGAAGGATATACTTTGCATGAGTAGGAGCAAAAAACTTAGGGATAGGCTTTTCTCTCTACCTAAAGACTTTACGTGGGATGAGTTAGTCACCCTAATGAAACAGTATGGGTTCAGCACACTAAATGGCTCTGGTTCAAAAAGAAAATTTATAAATGAAAATAAACGCATAGTGGCTCTTCACTGTCCACATCCAGGTAACATTGTGAAGGCCTATGTCCTCAAAGAAGTTAAAATTTTGCTAGAAGAGTTAGAAGCTCATGAGTAACATGCTGAAATATAAAGGATTCTATGGTAGCGTTGAATTTTCCATTGAAGATATGGTTCTTTATGGAAAGATTGAATGTATCAATGACTTAGTAACATATGAAGCTGCTGATTTGCCTGGGTTGAAATCTGCTTTTGAGGAGGCTGTGGATGATTACATTGAAACTTGCGCTATTGTGGGAAAAACCCCAGAAAAGCCAATGAGTGGTTCTTTTAATATAAGAATTGGTGAAGATCTTCATAAAAAAGCATATCTAGCGGCTAAAGATGCGGGTATTTCGCTGAATGAAATAGTTAAAAACTCAATAGAAGAGAAGTTGGTTGATAAGAAAGAATTTCATTTTCATATTGAGCGACGCTCTGAAGAGTCTAGAGATGCATTTGGCTATGTTAAAAGATCAAGTGAATCAGCCAAATGGGTTGGCACAGTAGAAAAAGGGACGCATCACTAATGCTTGATAAAATCATATTCAAAGGCTTCGAGGTTACCTCATCAGAATATAATGAGTATAAAGATGCTGAGGGTGGGAAGTTTAGGGTTTTATTCGACCATTATAAGTTACTGCAAGATGCAGATGATGATGGTAACAGGGAAATTATAATAGAAGCAGCGCCCTCAATAAATGGCTACAGTGAAGACGGGGAAGATGAAGACGATTTGGCATTCAAAGTTAAAATAGCCCTTCGGTTGTATTTTGACTTTGAATCAGATAGAGACATGACTGAGGATGAGTGCTCTAAAAATTCTTGGTTCTTCGATAATTTCGTATCAATAGCCACGAAGTTAACTGTTGAATCAACTCTAAAACATACTTCAATAAAATCAATTGAACTTCCTTGGTCTAGGCCTAAAAAATAATACCTAACCCGGCCCCGCTGCCGGGTTTTTTGTGCCTGTAACTTGCTATGTTGCAAAATACGATAATAATTGAATTACCAACACCAGGGATTACAAATACATAATCGAATTACCATCCTTGCCCACCGCCTCGAGTGGGCTTTTTTGTGCCTGATGGTATGAATAGACCGGGCGATTAAGCCCGGTTTTGTGCTTATTCCTCAGCTAGTGGTAACTCTGTTTCTTCCCTTTCTGGCATCTGAACACGCAGATTAACAAAACGCCCTAACGGGATATCAATTGGCTGTCCATCTTCATAACCTTTGATGTTATTCTGCGCAAATTGTGGGGAAGTTGGATGTGTGCGGTGATAGGTCCTAATGACTAAATCACCATCCTCTTCAAGTGAGTAATCAACCCAAATAAGCGGCTGTTTGTTTTTGTCTGTCGGAATCTCAATCCCCCCATCTACCCCACCCCATGCATCATCTGAGTTAAACCCCAGCACTCCAGATATTTTATAGACCCCTTCGCTGATGCGTTCTGATGTTACGCCATCAGATTCTTCATTCGTTTCAGATCCACCATCACCGTACAGCTTCACAACTGGTGAGGCTTTTTTCAGGAAACCATTGGAATCAACGGTAGTGTTATTCGTGTGGTAGAGCATAACGGCGGGGCTTAATGCAGTGTCGTGAATTGTGCGAACATAACATTGCGGTGCACCCGATCCAACATTATAACTTTGTATAGCGATAATAGATTTTCTAGACCCCGCTACAACTTGACCGTTTCCTACCCCGAACGAAATGACATTCCAATGCGCGGGCAAACTGCCACTAGTGTCTGTAGGGGTAGTCCCACCCCAATTAGTAGCGGTGACGAAACCCATTGTGCCATTTGGGTGTAGGAACGCATTGTTGACCGACTGATAATTTACCGCTTGTCCCCCGATGCCATTTGAGCCTGTCGTCATAGCGCGGCCTGCAGTCTGGTCTGCGCTATTTGCAACAACATCAGCTACCGCGGCAGAACCCAATCCCAAGGCAGTTCGGGCCAGCGGAGCCGTAATGGCTCCCGTCCCTCCATCAGCAATTGAGACTGGTATTGCGGAATTCTGAACTCGGCGCACAGTAAATACTCGTGAACCTTTCGCTCCTACCGATATGACTTTATATATTTTATAATTTGATTGTGATGTTGTATCTGGAATAAGCGTTAATCCAATGCGAGTTGAATTACTGGAGATATAATCGACTGTGATACTGACCCCTGTACCTGCATTATAGATAATATCTGCTGGCGCATTGGTCCAAATATTATTTGAACCAATATAGTTAGCTCCCGTTAGGAAATCTTGCTGTTGCCAATCTAGAGCAGTCAAACCGACCAGCGTTGGCAGTCCAACCCCAAGGCTAGATAATTGTTGCTGACTAACTTTACCATTTATATCTTGCGACATTTTAGTTAGTGAGGGAATAACAACCGTTGAACCGTCTGGCGCGATAATAGTGATATCGCCAGTACCTGTTGTTATATTTTGCCAATCTTTAAATAACTGCTGATAAAATCCTAATTGAGCTGATGACTCACGCGCTAATGCAGAGTATGAATTAGAAATAGTGGTATGAATTGCATAATTTGAATTAGCCAAAGAATCAACAATATTTCCATTAATTCTAATTTTCGTATCACTGTCTACAGCCAATATTTCATAAACCAATGTGTTTCCATCAGCTCTGGTGACATACAATGCCTGTCCAATCGCAACACCCATAACATTGTTAGCCCATTGCGTTCCAGAGCCAGTAATGACATTCTGACCGGATGGAGCTGTAATTGTCCCAGTTCTATACCAAGCACCAATCATAGTGATCCCTATCATTTATGATATTTAATTAAATTAGAACGCCCTGTATTTTAAATAACAAAGGCGTCCGTTACAGGTTATGAGATAGTTTATTAAGCGGGAAGATTATTAGGTCCAACAAGAACACCAGCACTTCCTTTCTTGCACACTAACACCGTGGCATTAAACAATGGGGTGACATTCGAACTCCCGCCGCCAAAGTTATTGTATCGAATGCTGACAACATCCATCCCACCCAAGACAGTTGCAGGGACTCTGAATGAAACGCCGCCCACTGTTGTCGCTGGGGTTGATGCCCCACCTGTAATGAAACTTTGTACGACCACACCATTTATTAGTAGATTCAAATCGTTTCCAGAGTAGATGTTCCCCCACGTCACATCTCCGTTAATAATCAGCGTTCTCTCAAAATTTGCCGAATCAAATGAAAATACTGTCCACAATACGCCGCTAGGGACTCTATCCGCTGATGCGCCTGCCGACATTCCTGTATTTGTTACATATCCTTTTAAATGAACGCCCTGAACCACATCGCCAATGATTTTATTAGCGTATATAGTTCCACCGAAATAGCCGTCATTACTTTCAATCGTTCCGCTAAATTTACCCGCTGTCGCGTATACTGTCCCTCTGACTGTGACGTTATTAAATTCAGCGTTACCGAGCTTATCTATTCTCCAGCCCAGCATCCCCATCACGTAATTGTCAGACATTATATACTGACCAATTTTTGCATTAGTTATTGAGCCATTTTGGATGAATCCATCATTAATAAATGTCTGCCCATTTACGACAGCCCATGGAGAGAATTTATTACCTTCTGGTCCGCTTAAGAGAATAAAACTATCAGCATTAAATCCAATCGACGCTTTCGCCACTCCATTAATAAACTCTGCGCCAATGACCATACCCGCGCTGACAAACTGGCCGTTATAGTTCAGGCCCGCCCCTAAGCTGTATGTTGCACTCGCACCATCAGCATCAACTACCGCCGTCATTTTTTGACCAATGGCCGCAGTCTGATCTTCAAATGTCGCGGTCACTATCAACTGATATTCTGCAAATGCTCTAGCCGCATCAGCCTGAGTGGTCCATATCTCAACAATCCCCGCTTTATTCTCCCCATAGTGCGCCCATTGCTGGCGAATACTGGCGTTATTGGCGTTGGCTGTTTCAAGAATAGCCTCAGCATTCATGAAGTCGTCGTTAAGTAGTTGCTGCCCGGCAACGGTGTTTGTAATGAACTCATCGCCCACAAACTCAAGGATCGAACTTGTGTCTGTACTGGACATGCCGCGAACCCAGTCTATCCATGGCGACTGATTACCTGATTTATCAACTATTCGAGCACGGAACCAGAACACTTGCCCTGCTCTTAAGCCTTGCATCGTGTAGTTCCGTTGCGGGTGCGGCACATCACTCAGCAACATAGCATCGGTGCCATCAGCAGACAGGCTATATTCAATCTCGATTTTTAACGCATCTTCTGCGCCCGCTGGGTAGCCCCAATTCAGTGTTATGCCGAATATGATGCTGGTTGCCGCAAAACCCACAGGCATGGGAGGATTACCCTCTTTGCCTTTTAGTGTTGTTTCCTGCGCGTTCGCCCAAATACTAGATATCTCAGAGGGGTTAATAGCACGAACACGAGCCTGATATTGTCCCGCATAAATCCCTTCAACCTGAAATCCTTGTGCGGATGTACGTGGCGCTGATATCCAGTTACCATTATCGCGCCGCCACTCTGCCTCGTATGCTATTGCGCTAGCAGCCGGCTCCCATGTCACACGCAATGTTGTTACGGCCAGTCCTTGAGATAGAGCCGAAAAGCTATCAATAACAACATTCGTTGGCGGCGGCTGAACGCCTGGTGGAATTACGCTGATTGGACGGTCCTCGATTCTGGCCCCAGTATCGATGCGGTCAAATTTATTAGGATCATACTCAATAGCTGTGATGTCGTAAGATACCCCGTCACTTCCCTCGGTTATGCCCGTGACACGGAAAAGCTGCAAAGCTAAATCGCTGGCATCAATGGCCCAAACTGATTGGGGTACCGGTGTTACGCTAAACGCCGTTGTGACAGTGATGACTTTCCCCGCAACAGTTTGAATCGTTCTCCCTTCGGCCTTGCCGTTGGGAAGATTCACGATGAGTCGCTCACCCACTGCTGCGGAGGAAACTCTATCGAGTGTAATGTTGCGACCGTTAACCTTGCTTATCCGCCCCCCAAGAGGCCGACCAGCAACCATTTCATCGGCAATTCCCACAATATAGCCGGGTAGAGGTATTTTCCCATCCAGACCAACCGTGAACGATACAGAACGATCAGCATCATTGGTGTGTAGAACCCACTTTCCGCGACGGATCGCCTCTGTTTGTCGAGTGCAACCGATAGCGGTCACATCTGCCTGTTTCACACCAAACCGGCGAACTAGCGCAATCTCAGATACAGGCTCAATCGCATCTTGATAACCATTGGCCGGATCAGACCACGACACGAACGCATGGCTATAATGTGTTTTTTCACTGGCGCTGCTGTAGGTAAATTTTCCATCTTTCACGTTGGCGCGGGTGATTGCATAATCCATATCACGGGGCATATCGGCCAGAACGTTCATCTGATTATTGGCCCAGAAGGTCATGCCACGGAATATAGCCCCCATGTCATTAATAAGCGTCCATGCTTCGGCCTGAGCTTGGATATAGATATTACAAGTGAATCGAGGCTCCGTGCCGTTACCGCCCCGCCCATCAGGAACAAGCTGATCACAATATTGAGCAATCTGATATAAATCTAATTTTGTATAATAAAGATTGGCCGCTTTTATACGCTGACCTAAACCAAACCGATCACTCACTAAAACATCGTAGTAAATCCATGCAGGGTTATCCGTCCAAGCCCACTTAAAAGAGCCATCCCATATGCCTGAATAACTCCGAGTGGCAGGGTCATAGTTAGATGGAATACGGACGATCCTCATCTTTGGTTCAGAGGAAACCACTGGGATATTTTGGAACTGGCTAGCATCAAACTGAATGAACAATAAAGCGGTTTCGGGGTAGCGCAACTTTGCGTCAATAACTTCAGTAATGGCATCGATCACCATTTTATCCGCAATCATATTGCTCGTTGAATTGGCGGTAATACGGCGAATACGGATCTGCCAGCCAGTAGTGGCATCGGGTAAATCAATGCGGTGGCTGCGCTCATATTTTGTTGTCGTCTTGCCGTCCACTGCAGAGGTCAATACTTGCTGATAAGCGCCGCCATCTGTTGCCACATCAACTGCATATTCAATTCGATAACCAACAACATCACCATCATCTAACTGACGCTGTAGCGCAGACCATGAGAATCTAAACCTGACCGCTGATAATTGAGTATTGGTAACAGCACGAACAAACGGTGTTTGACTAGTCAGCTCGAGGCCGATCGCTGTTTCATTCTCAATATCTGGAATGCCGGGAATGTGAGTTTGATCTGGGGTACCGGAACGGAATTCATACTGAACGCCGGGGAAGTTAATAGAGCCGTCTGGGTTTTTGATGGGGGTACCATCAAGGAAAATATTTGTACCATCTAGCCCACCTTCCCACTCTCCCTCGCCAAGCGCGAAAAGTAATTTTGCATAGGATGTGGATTGTAGTGAATCGGGAGACTCTACCGGTGTTCGGGTGTTAGACGATCCGCCTTTAGACATTATCTTTTCTCCGGGCATAAAAAACCCGCCGAAGCGGGTTATGTGAATAAGCTAATTATCATTGTTGGTCTTCGGCGTGGATGCCTGCGGATATTAACGCCCCGCCAATTCGACGCTTACCGTACCCCAGTGGCACTGGATTACCCTGAGCAATGGAGTTAACCGGCCCACCGAATGCGTATGAGGGTTTATTGTCCGGTGATTCTCGCATTGCTAGCCCACCCTGTTGTGGTGATAGCATCTGAACCATTCCGCCGAGAGCCATCGAAGCTCCCATCATTCCCATACCAAATGCGACTTTCGCGCCTAAAACACCGATCCCGTATGCTGGGCCTAAAAATAGTGATGATGCAATTAAGACGGCACCTAATATAGTTTGGAATAAGCCCGCTTTTTTACTGCCGATAATTATTGGCGCTATTTTTATTTCTTCATCACCAATATTAAACTCCAGTTCATCTTTAGATATATTACGTTTACCTTTAAAAACAGCGAATGTAAGTCCTTTGTCTTTAGCGTCATTAAGAAATCGCTCAAAGCCCGGTAATAATACACAACAGGCTTTAATAGCCTCTTGCGTTGAACTGGCAGCAAACCGAAAAATTCCGTCTTTATTCTCTGTGAATTGTTTTAACTGACCATATAAGCGGATTGTTTTTACTTCTGACATATTACCCCCAATAAAAAACCCGCCGAAGCGGGTTCTTAGGTTAAATGGAAAATTAGATACATGACTTGATCACATCAATCATTTCACTTTTATGATATTTACCTTGAGAATAGAATTTTATATCAACACCATTTTCTGTTGTTGTTAAATCGGCTATTTCAATGTAATCATCCGTATAAACTGTCTTCCCATTCTTTAGTGGCTGTATAAATGCTTTCATGGGTTCAGCAACGTAACTTTTCGTTTGCCAACCAAGCAGGATGCACTCGGAAACCTCTGAGATATCTTTTGATGAGTGATACTGATTATCTGGCCCTTTGGCTCTTATTTCATTTGGTGTTGCACAACCCGCTAAAAACGTCGTCATAGCCGCCAATAGGAACAACCTTTTCATCCGTTTATCTCCATGCAGAAAACCGAATGATAGCATTTACTCCGGGGTTTGGTACCGCAACACCTTAATAGTGCGATCGAGCCAGTAACCACCATAAGGGACAATTTCACTCAGTGAACCATAGCGATGGTGTATCATTTTGCCATCGCCAAGATAAACACCCGCATGATTCGGTTCATTCGCTTTGTACTGCATCAGTATGACATCCCCCACCTCTAATGGCTCTGTGTGGGCATAAAAACCAGCATCAGCATAATGCTTCATATACAAATTTTCACCGCGATCCCACCAGCCATCTGACCGCTCAAAATTCGGCAAGGTAATATCACGTTCAAGCCGGTACCAGTCACGCACGATAGCGTAACAATCCCATATTCCATGGACAAATGGCCTCCCCTTGAGGGGTTTTATTCCCTCGCTCGGCATAATCTGGCGAACATCCCCCTCTGGCCAACTGGCAATTATCCATGGCATTTGTGACACGTCACACTGCGCAATATCTAGCTGTGAGGGTTGAGTTGTAGCGTCTGGGTGGCTATGAGCAATGGCAATAATCGTCCCGCTTTCCTCTGCTGCCACATATTCAACCGGATCAATACGAAATTGCTCACCTGATTCTGGTGCAGTGTTGATGCAACGAACGTAAACCTGTTTACGGTCGATTTGTACCACCAGCCCACAGCATTCCGCAGGATAAGCGTCTTTTGCATGGGCCAATAACGCAGTAATAATATGTTTACGCATGACTACCTCTTTATCAACGCAGAGCCGGGAAAGCCACCGAACGGGAGCGGTTTACCTTTTCCGAAGCGTGTTTCACACCCCGTCGAAAGCAGTCCGGAGCATTTATCTTTGCTGGGGTCGTCCGTTGGGTTGCCGTCTTCATCAAAATAAGCGGTACCGGTATACCCGCATGATGCCCCACGATATTGATTACGCATGCACCAAGTACAAAGCGAATGGATCTGTCGGGTGGGTAACATAATGCCCTGCAAGTCTGCCGGACTGGATAACGCAAATTGGATCTGTTCGTTATCCTCATAGCTCTTGCTGTCGATATACCAAACTTCGAGTTTCTCTTCATCGGGATTGGCTTCAGGGTTTCCCTCCGGAAAGTTTCTGGCATCGAGGTAATGCGCAAACGTGGTGTGTACTTTTACCTGCGCTAATACCAGATTTTGATAAGCCAGACATAGCGCCGTAATCGTTCCATCCAAATTACCGACCGTCAGTGTTGGTGTTGATGCATTGCCATCACTGGTCACTTCCATTCCCTCTATCGCAGTCGGCCATGGCTTATATTCGCGCCCCTGCCACCAGATTGACTTTACTGGCAATAAATCAGGGTCGCCGCCTGCGGCCTCTAAATCGGCCTCGCTATATGGGATGGAATGGTTATGGAAATAAAGCTGTGGACCGTCAAACTCGGTGCAGTCCACTTCGAACAGCAATACTTTACTGCCCGGCTCCAACATCTGTAAGTCAGTGTTTAACACGATGAGTTCCTATGGATGATAAGCAATAATGAATGTTGCAGAGAGTTCAAACATTGGCTTTCCGGCTGCGTTTTTCCCCGAGGCTTTCACCTGCTGCTTTTGGCAACAATACAGACCCAACTCCCCCATGGGGTTTCGCCACTGAAAAGCCTTGTAGCCTTTATGTTCTCGCAAAAATTGCCGTATCTGTGTGATGTAGTCGAGTTCACCCACGAACGAAAGCGGCCAGCTTTGATCCTCTTCATTGAGTCCATCGCCGGACCGCTGTGTATACCCATCCCCTAGCTGCAACTCTCGAGTTCGGGTTGTGATGTCTCCAACCGGATTTATGCGCGGACAATATTCAAACTCCCTGATCATCTACGCCCCCTGATTCGATTTGTTAGTGTGCCATTTGGTCCCAAATCTTTAGCCATCAGCACTTTGTAGCGGCTATCAACAAATGCGCCGATCTCCGCGCCAAACTGCTCCATGCCTTGGCTGCTTTGCGTGGAGGTGTTGCCGTTGCCGTCGATGGTGATATAAACCTGTGGCGCTGCTGAACCAGCAGAACTAGTCGGCATATTGCTACTGACCGCCCTGACACCCAACGAACCATCTGCAGAGCGGGTGAGCGGCATAATCGCCTCTGGCCCCGCCTCGCCCATGACGCCAGCCCCTTTTGCAAAAGCAAAAAAGGTCGGTGAACTAACAACCTGACCGCTATAGGCGCTTAAACTGGGTGAATCATAAACACCGCCTTTGGCATTAAATGACAACCCGCTATAAGCGCCACCCGAGAATGCATTACTGGCAGACCCTGCCGCGCTGCTTGCGCCTCCCATAAATCCACCTAACAACCCACCAGAGACGCCCGTAATCGTCTGCATGATCGAACTAGTGACAAAGGCTTGCGCTCCCATATCAACAAGGTTTTTGATAATCGATTGAGACAATGACGCGAATAAATTCGACAACGCTTCTTTAGTTGTTTGAGTTTTATTCACTAAACCAGTCAGCATATTAGTGAGCCGGTCTTGTGAGTCCTGAAACAGATCAACGGCCATGCGTTGCAGGTCACCTTGTGAGGCGAATAATTGCAAAGATGCTTGATACTGCTGTTCGCGGGTTTCCGTCTCGGAAGCAAGAATAAGCTGATTTTTTCGCTGCTCAGTGATAACGCCTGCCGCCGCATAAGTCTCGATAAGCGCCTGACGTTTTGCCAACTGGTTGCTCAGACTTTGCACCGGATCGACATTACCGGCCAACTCATCATTGGCGCTGACAGCGTAACGTTGGTTAGCATCTGCCAAAGCCGCCAGATAGTCCGTGTGGATCTGCTGTTTACGCCGAGAAAGCTCTTCGGCGCTTTGTATTTCACCGCTAGCAACCTGCCGTTGAAGCTGCTCTTGCGCCTGACGCTGAGATTCTGCGGCGCTGCGGTAAGGATCTGACGCAATAGCGGCGTTGTGGTCCTCCCAGCGCTGTTTTGACTCCGCGAGGGTTTTATTCAACCGTTCCAGTTCAGCGCGCTGGCCATCGGTATATTTCGCCCCGGTTTCAATCGATGCCGCAAATAATGACGCGGCCGCTTCACCTTGCTTGAGTCGAACTGACTCAACCTGAATCTCTTTATTCAGATTGGCAATGGCTTGTTCATAGGCTTTTGTTGCGCTTTCAGCCGTTTTTGTTGCACTGGCCGCTTTGCTTTTTGCCTGCTCATTAGCCTTATTCAGTTCTTTCTGATCGTATTGCGATAACTCACCATTAATGAAAGTTTTAATTTCATTGGGATCGGTGAGATTTTTATTTTTGATTGCGTCCTGTCGTGCTATTTCTGCCGCCTGCTCACGCCCAGATAACTTTAATATTCTAAGTTTATCGTCCTGCTCTTTTTGGGCTTTTTTCAGGTCGTCACTGATAGGGATAATCAGGCTGTTCGAATTAAACGCTGCTTTGGCTTGAGTAGCGACATTGATAGAGTTAGTAAAGTGGGCCATTATTCCAGCGGCCACTCCCAACTCTAGCTGCTCCACTTTAAGGATGCCGACACCTTGTTTAAGCGTATCAGTTAACTGAGCACTCAGAACGTTGGCCCCATTGACCGCGCGGCTTTTATTGTCCTGCGCATCCGTCAATTCTTTGAGTGCTATCGCCTGATTATTCAGAGAGATATTCAGTTCTTCATTGGCTTGCTTCCCAATAGTTGAACCTTCCCCCCACAAATAAATTTGACGGCGATTTCGCTCAACGGCTTCTGTCGCTTTGTCGTAATTCTTTTGTGCATCCGCAACAACAGAAGAGAGCGCCGGTAATGAGTTGTTCAGCTTGCCGATCTCAGCCGCTAACTGAACATTCCCCATTTCCCGCATTTTATCAATCAGTCCACCCACGCCCCCCGCTAACTCTGTCGCTGAACGTTTGGCTTGTTCTGATTTTTCATAGAAATAATAAACCGCGCCGGCTGCCAACATAGCGGCCCCAACGGGACCACCAATTAAGCCCAGCGCCTTACTTGCTAGTCCGGAAGCAACATTCAACCGTTTTTGTGCTTCGGTAAGGGCATCCGTTGCTGCCGCTTCTGCACGGGATGCTGCGGCTACTGCAGCAGAGTTAACCGCCAGTTGGGCACGAATGGTTGCTCGGGCCTTTTCGGTTTGAGCCAACTGTAACTGAGCGACCAACGAACGCTGTGCGGCAACTGCCGATTCTCGCTCTGTCCGGATCTGTAACAATGACGCCTGAACACCTTCAACCTGCGCCGCAGCCAGAGCAAGTTGTGAGCGTGTTGCCGTAATGAGATTGCCGGTTGCACTGGTAACGCTACTGGCCAACCCACCGAAATAACGCGCTAATCCAAGTCCCACTAAGCCGGTACCGGCTGCAACAAGCACATCGATATTATCCGCAGCGGTACCAATCACGCCGGAGATCGCCGCCGTCACACCCATTGCACTATTGGCATCACCGATATAGGCTTTCCAATGGTTTGACAGCTTAGTGATGGCATCCCCGACCGTTGTCGGCATAGCTTCGGCAAGTTCGGCATTACGGTCCTTTGCAGCGATCACTGCCTTGGAAAAAGTATCCATTGATAACTTTCCAGCCGCGCCAAGTTTTTTCACTTCAAGCTCAGTGGTCCCCAAATAACGGGCAATATCACCGATAACGGTCGGCATAATCTCCATGACGGCATGCCACTGATCACCCGCCACCTTGCCATTTACCATCGATTTAGACAGTGCATTAATCGCGCTTTCGCCTTTTTCAGCACTGGCGGCGTTGATGGTTAATGCGCTGGAAATTGAATCAATAAAATCAATGGTACTGGCCGTGGAGAAACCCAGCTCTTTCATTGAGTTGGCACTGCGAATATACAGCTCGGATTGCTCCTCGATACTTTTATAAGTTCGGTCGCTGATCTCCATTAGGCGCTGCTGAACGCTGTTATATTCCTCCTGTGAACCGGTCGCCATTTTGATACGCGATGAGATTTGTCCGTATTGGTCTGCCGTGCTGATAAGGCTACCCACCGCAAATGCCCCGGCAAACATGCCCACCATGCCACTGGCAGACTCTTTCACCGTGACCAATTCGTTATTCAGTTCTGCTAATGCACGTTTGCTCTGACGTGTCGCCGCTTCTGCCTTACGCGAACCACCTTCCATGGTTTTATAATATTCAGCCCCCATACGGGAGGCACGGGCCATCTCTGTTTGATAAGAGGATGAGTTAGCCGTGATCTTAACTATCAGTTCGCGCAATGCCATATAAACACCAATAAAGTAAAAACCCGCCGAAGCGGGTTATGTCATGAGGGATTCAAAGAAAGATTCCAAAGCAGCGGTATCTTCTTCTGTCTCTTCCGGTTCTTTCCATTGCAGCAATACATCTTCAAGGCTGACATTACTGCCCCGCGACCGATATACCGCACTGGCTATTTGCGCTGCATGAATATCCCCACGCCGATCCCCAATCGGGCTACCCGCATCGTACTCAATCCACATAGCCAACTCTCTGGCTGTCATGGTGGTTTCAAGTTCATGCAGGGTTCGCCCCAGCCGCAATGCCAGCATCATGAGAAAGGACATGCCCGGCGTGTTTACTTTTTTTCAGCAGTTTCAATATCCTGCTTACTGAGGTCGAGCGCTTCTTTGAGCAAGCGAGCATGCACCGGCCCATAACTTTCAGCGACAAGGCGAACATCTTCATTGGAAAACGCCTGTAGACCACTCTCATCAAGCAGCACGTCAACAAACAATGTGACATCGGAGAGAATATTGTTGGTGATCTGGTCCTCAATCGAGGCTTTTACCGTTTCATCTGGGTTCGCCTCGCCTTTTACCGCAACCTCTCGCCAGCGTAGCCAAGCACCCGAAGAGGGTTCTCGCAGTATCACCGTGGTGCCATCCCATTCAGGAACGACCACTGTTTTATGTCGAAACCCTGCGCGGGGCGCAATAGCCAGCGCTCGTAAATCCTTTTTAGCCATGATTATCCAGCCTCAGTCACAGTAAAATTACAGGTTGCAGTAAAGCCGCCATCAGCAGTGGTAAAGGTGACAATGGCCGCACCATCATCCAGCCCTTCATACTGACCCGTCACCGGATCGACGCTCACAATGGCGGGCGCAGATGAAATAAAGGTGCCGGTTTTATTGGTGGCATTAGCTGGTAAGAATGTCGGGATTAACACACCGGTATCACCCACCTCGAGAGCGGCAGTCGATTTGTTCAAGGTGATACTGGTCACAGGAACATCAGTGGCGGCAATACGAACCGGCTTTCCTTTGATGCGCAAGGTGAATGACGCAGATACCACACCCGAGGTGCTAGCGCTCCAACTGCTCTGACGCACTTCAGCGAGGTAGGCATAACCATTGCCGCTGGGGAAAATCACCTTGATCGAGCGTAATGTGTCTGTTTCGTAGGCTTCGTTTAGCGAATATTGCGCCTCTTCGTTTGGACTCCAGTTGCGGGAGATAGTCATTTCTGACGGAGCAGCTAAACCGTTTGTCATTTCCTGTTCTTCTGAGCACAGAGTGGTGAGATCGATATCTGATTTTTGACCACTGGTAAAGCTGATCTCTTTGGTCGCACAAGCCGCTGACAACCACACAACAGATCCAGTCGGCAAAGGCTGAGTCGTCACGCCAGCCGAAACATAAATTTTCGTGCCCTGCGTTTTTTCATAAATACTGGTCATATTTTTTCTCCAGACATAAAAAAACCGCCCGGAGGCGGCTGGTAACTTTCTTGGGGGTTATTCCCACACTTGAACTTCAAGCAGGGCGCGGAAAAGGGAAGTGTCTGACTCAAAGTTGGTGATTTCATTCATCTGAACCGGCGAAAGCGGCGCAATGAGCGCCCTCACCTCACGGCGAATGACGCGGGCCTCGTCAATGGTTCTGGCATAGACATCAATTTGAAGCATCGATGCGGTGGCTGATTGCCCGTCTATCACATCATCAGTCACATCTGAAGGAAGAGAGAACACTACCCAAGGCGGTAATATGGCCGGACCGCTGCCATCTGGTTTTTGCGGGGCAATGTAGGGATATACCTGCCCACCTGCCAAGTGCTTGATTAAGGGGTAAACATCAGCTTCGGTCATTTTGCTAATACCTCATCAATGGCCTGAATTGCTCGGTCAATCGTAACCCGTGCCGCCTCATCGGTTTTGGCATCAAAAGCCGGACGCATAAACGGAATAGCAGCCATGCTAGAGGTGCCTAACTCCACAAACCGCCAATAAAACGAGTTATTACTGCGGATCGCTTTCTTGGTGTTGTCACTGTTGGTACCCGATGGGTTAGTTCCCCTGACGCGGATACCGGCGCTGGCCTGTGTCGCATCCCCTTTACCATTGGCGATAATGATGTTGCGTTTCAGTTTGCCGGTACGCTCTGGTGCACGGTTTCGTGCTTCAGCCTGAATAACAGCCGCACCGGCCCGAACAGCCTGCCGCAAAACCGTGCGACTCTCGGCCTTACTGAGCAATTCCAGTTCTTTATCCAGATCCAGCATGCCGGAGAAGTCGAGATGGGCATCAATCACGTTTTCACCCCTCTTTTGCATAGCAGTTCAAGTCGTGTGTTATTTTCGCCGCCAATCACCGATACAATGTCATAAATTTCACCGGTTCCGGTCGGTGGCTCATGCAAGATTCGATTAGCTGACGTCACAGGAAAGGCGGGATAACGGCGCATCCAGATCCTGACGGTGGTTTCCGACAGTTCAGCGCCGGAGGACACAAGCTCCCGACCCGAGATATCAGTAATATCCGCTCTGACAGACAATAATGTCTCCCAGTCAGTCACCGGTTGACCAGAGGGAAGTGTACCTGATGCTCGTTTTTGAATAGTCACACGGTATCGAAGTTTGCCTGCTTTCATACGCCGTAAATCCTATAAGGCTGCAACAGAGAATCGACCGTAAACTCAAGCTGCTTTGATGTAACACCAATGACCGTGGCCTCTCGGTTGGTGTACCAGTGTCCGATCAGTAGCAGCATGGCGGTTTCAATATCTTCGCCATAAAGCAACCCATCCTCTTCTGAATACCCCTCATCGCTGGCTTGATCGAACAACATGCGGCGGGTGTAGTTCTCGACAAAGCGTTTACTGGCTTTGATTCTGGCTTCTAGCCAATCATCATCCTCTGTGAACTCCGGTTCAATGTTGCAGTGATGCTTCACCTGATCCAGTTCCAGCATGGGTTCGCCTTATTTAGCTTTAGTTTTCTTACCACCAGCGTTAGCTTCTGGCGTTGGCTTCGTTGGCTCCGTTGGCTCCGTTGGCTCCGTTGGCTCCGCAGGTTGTGATTCATCCAGCCGCTTTGCATAGCCTTTTTTCAGGAGTTCCCGCCCATGCTGCTCACCCGTTTCAAATTCCTGACCGTGATCAAGAACGCTACCACCGAAATAAATCTGCTTTAGTGCTATCAGTTTCATGATGTTATCTCTGATAAAGCGGCCCGTAGGCCGCTCAGTGAAGGGAGTCATTAGCCGCCGACAGGTGCAGGGACCGTAAACGCACCAGTAACAAACGCTTCAGGACGATACACCGCCAGTGCAAGACGTTCCTCGCAACGGATGGTGATCATGTTTTTCTCGAAGTCGTCGGAGTTCTCAGTACTGATCACCACGTTTGCATCTTCTCGGTCGAAGATTTGAGCACCCGCATTAAATGCACCGGTCAGGAACTTACCTTTGAATGCCGCCGCTTCTGTAGCGACAACAGGCAAGCCCCATAAGGTCGGTGTAGTCAATGCTGACGGATTACCCAGGATGTAACGGCCCAATGTGTCTTTGGTCAGTTCGATCTTGGCCCAATCAATAAAGTGCAACACATGACCGGAAGCAGAGAAACGAGCTAATTGAGACTGCAGCATAGCCAGACGCAAATCATCAATGCCGTTCTGTTGGGCAACTTCAAATGATGGGTCGAATACTGATGCCTGCGGCATAATCCCTTCAAGATGAACACCGGTACCATCACCAAACAAGATTTCTTGCTCTTCGGCATATTTCAGGCCAAAGCGCATTTCAGTATCAATCGTTGATTGTAACTGTGAGAAATCATCAAGGATCTGTTTCGCGGCTTTGAACAAGTGGGCAATCGTGCGAACAGGCGTGATTTTTTCACCGAACTGAATCTCGCTGTAAGGCTTTTGCGTACCTTCAGCGACGACCCGTGCATTATTGGTGAATCCGGTCTGCTGAACCCAATAAATGGTGCTGGATTGAGTACGACCCGGTGCAAGTAAATCACGAATAAACAGGCGCTGTTTAGGTGCAACATCGATACCCGGCAAACGATGCGGGGCCACAATTTGCCCCGGCACATCGACTGACAAGAGTGCCGCTTTCACCGGTATACTGATCCGCTGGCTGGCGGCTAGACCTGAGACAAAACCTTTTAACGCCTCGGCTGATACAACTTGCTGACCAATCGTCTCAACAGTCTGTACGGCATTATTCAATGGCATTTGGGCGACATGCTGCTCGAGTTCGCCCAAGGCCACTTTGAGGGTTTTCTCTGCGGCGGTCAGCGCGTTAAATTCTAACGCCATTTTGTCTACAGCTTCTTTAGTCGAGGCGGAGAGCTGACCCGCGTTTTTAGCTTCTGTCAGCGCTTCTTCTGCCTTGGCGTTAAACTTGCCAGTGGCCTCTTCCAGCGCTGCGGATACCTTTTTCAGTACATCATTTACATCAGACATATATTCTCCAGATTATTGGCACGCCGCTTTCAGTCCGCTTAATGCAGACTCGAAGCTAGCTAAAGTTTCAGTATTGATTTCAGTGGTAGCGCTTGGCGTACCGGATGGAGTAACAGCAGCGCCCGGCATGCTGTCGGTTAAGGCTTTAAGTAACTTTCGGCGCTCGGAGCGCGGGGTATTGGCTTTCGCCAGCAGCGCATCGAGTTTGCGAATAGCTGCTGACGGGCTTTGGTCATCATTGGTAATTTCATCAGCCGATAACAAACTATCCGCAAAACCTTTTTCGACGGCATCACTACCCGCAATGTAGGTTTCATTGTCCATCATGGCCGCAATGTCTGCCGCTGGCAGGCCGGTACGAGCTGAATAGATATCACCCATCGCCCGATCAAAAGGCTCTATATCGATGGCTGCTTTCGCCAGATCGTGGCGGTTGCCCATCATCACAATCCAACAGTTGTGGATCATCAGAAACGCCCCGCGCCCGACCTGAATCTCATCACCAGCCATGGCAATAATGGACGCTGCTGAGGCGGCAATACCCAGTACTTTCACTGTGACTTTGCCGCTGTACTCGCGCAGCAGGTTATAGATAGCCAGTCCCTCGAACATGTCACCACCGGGCGAGTTAATGTTAACCGTCACATCCTCACCGCCCATCGACCGCAACGCGGCGGCAATGCGTTTGGTGCTAACCCCCTCGCCCCAGTAGTCCTGTCCGATCACGTCAAAGATTGAAATGCTGTTCTCGCCTGTCGCAGCGGCTTTTAACCCACCGTTCCAGCGCTCTACCGCACTTGGCGCAACCTCACAGGAAACACCTGCGCACGGGCGTCCCACCGGCGCTGCCGGAAGGCTTTTAATTGTCATTAGGTTTTACTCCTAGGCGGCTTGTTTTAGCGGTGACTGTTCAAGCGGGATGTCAGGGAACAGGAATCCGTGAAGCTCAGTAATGGCTTTCGCTTTAACAACAGCGTTATGTGATTTAAGGTCTTCGAGTGCAACAAGATTTAGCTGCACGGTATAAATATCGCCGCCCGGGATCGGGGGCAGATTTTCAAGGCGACGAACATCGTTGCGGTTCATCCAGCCGTTTTGCAATGCCGTGGTGTAGTATGCAGAGCGTCCTGCACTGTCGGCACGCAATAGACCTTCAACAGAAAACTCCGCAAAGTAATCCTCATCACCCGCCAGCAGGCAGCGCACAATCTCTTGCTCAATATTAACCAGCAGTGGACGAAGCGTATTGCTCAGGAAAAGGAGGTTCATTCCCTCAACGCTAGAAGCCCAACTGCTTTGCTTGGTCATGTGGCCCACCATAAACGGTGGCACCCTAAACCAGCGGCAAATCTCTTCGATACTGAATGCCCGACTCTCCAACATCTGGGCATCTTCAGGATTCATGGTCACGCTTTGGTAAGTGAGATCGGCTTCAAGTACCATGGTCTTACCGGCATTTTTTGAGCCTGTAAATGCAGTCATACTGCTACGCAACTTTTCTCTCTGATCTTTTGTTAGTGCGGTTTTACTGGTCAAAAAACCCGAGTTCTGCATACCATTTTCGAAAACTTTCGCCGCTGACTCTTCGATAGCCATGGCTGAACCAAACACATCTCGACCGGTATTCATCGGCATTAACCCACACATACCATCCAGACCAAACCCCCGGATGTGCATCATGGTTTTAACCGGAATAACCCGCTTCTTGCCGTTCTCGGTATAGGTATATTCGAGCTGTCCGCTATCAAGGCGCTTAACGACCATATTCTGTGGCAGTAACGGAATAAGAGAGACTACGCGATCGCCGATCATTCTCTTTTCTATGAACGCATTGCCCCGTAAACAGATACTGGCCACCAGCATCAACATAAAGCGCGAGGGCGTCATTTCTGAATTGGGGCTTCGACATAACACGGGATACAGTGGGTGATCGGTTGCTGTACCTCGGGAGCCGTCCGGCATTCGCTTATACAATTTCAGTGGGAGAGTTGAAACTGACTCACTGATAAGCCGGACACATGCCCAAGCTGCGGCTAGCTGAATCACTTTATCAGCAGTGACCACTTTACCGCTGCTGCTGGTGCCGAACCATTCCTGAAAGAATGTGCCAGTGGTAAGGCTAATTGGCACACCAAGCCAGTTTAGGAGCGCACTTTTGACGCGCCCCGGATGTTTATTTTGTGCCATTAGATACCTACTATTATTGGGTTATCAAAGAAACCATCCAGATCGCCATCTTCCTCAATATCGGCATCTTCAGCAGCGCCGATGGCCATTGCAGAAGCAACCACGCCATCAATACGGCCGGTGCTCTTCTTCTTGGCAAAGATGCGATTATCTTTCTGGTCTGCCTCGAGTACTGCCGAGGCTGCATTCCAACGCAGGCAAGGGTTACGTTTGATAACCAACTCTTTGTTATTGAGTTTTTCCTCAAACAGTTCAATGGAGCGCGGCATCCATAAGCCGGATTCCTGCGCTTTGTAATAGCCCTGCCCATGAGGTACCAAAACGACACTGACCGAGTTGCTTTCCAGTTCAGGCTCAAGGTATTTGATGCGGTATTGGTCAAAAGCGATGCATTGAATATCGAACAAGGCTGTCAGCTCACCGATTCGGTGGGCCACAAAACCATAGTTCACAGCCATGCCCGGTGGCGCGTGGATAAAGCCAGCCTTTAACCATTTGTCGTAAGGCACCCGATCGGTTTTGGCGCGATCGAGCAGACTGTCTTTAGGTGTCCAGAATTCGACAAACAAGCGGTTACGCTTGGGGAAATAGAGCGCCAGCGAGGTTAAATCGCGAGATCCCGACAAATCAAGACCGCCGTAACATACCTCGCCGGCGAGTTCCTCAATATCGAACTCTTCTTCGCAATCCATCCACGTATCGCCACTGATCCACGGCGTGGCAGACTCCACCCATTCACAGAAGTTAAGACGGCGCACGATACTTTCTTTCGACGGGATACCCCGCGCAGAAGTCACTTGCTCACGAAGGTATTTGAGCTCAAAGGTTTGGCCCAGCGAGGGGTTAGCTTTACCCCAGCAAGACTCGTCTTTAAATGGATCGTCACCCTCATCCAGTGAACAAATGAAGCTAAAGAAGCTGTCATCCTCCAAATCACCGTTAGCCACTTTTCTGCCATATTCGTGATAGTCATAGCAAACGCTGGTCTTATCATGGCCGCTATTGGTGATCAGGAATATCAGAGCCTGACGCCGCCCTTTCGTACCCGCGCGCATCATTTCAACGACAGTGTTGTTCTTGTGTTCGTGCACTTCGTCAATTAGCGCACAGTGGGGACGTGGACCTGATTGTCCATCATCAGAACTAATCGGCCGGAAGAATGAGCCGTTTTGCAAAAAAGCGAGATTCCACTC